AAGATAATAAACATCAAAGATTCTTTAGACGATATCATTAATTCCTTGTATTTAAGGATTCAAAAATTGTATAATTTTAAAAAAGAACTTGACTGAATTTGAACAAATATTGAATAAAATTGATCAGACTCCAGATAATGTTATAATCCATATTAGCACTCCTTATTATGCACAAATGCGAATTATGGAGATGGAATATAAAAAAATTGGTATCATAAGTGTAGAATATATAGGATTAAATGAAATACAATATTTATTACATATTAAATTCGATTATCTTTATTTAAATTAAACGAGATGGCGGCGCCAAAAGGTAATAAGTTTGCAGTAGGGCTAACAACAAACGGGAGACCACCTAAATTTAAAAGTGAAAAAGAACTTTTAAATAAAATTATTGCCTATTTTGATTTGTGTAAACCAAAAATTAATAATGAAGGTGTCAACGAAAATCCAGAAAATTTAACAGAAACTGGTTTGGCTTTATTTCTAGGGTTTGAAAGTAGACAAAGCATATATGACTACAAAGATAAAGAAGATTTTTCTTACATTATAAAAAGAGCTTTGTTAGTCATTGAAAATCATTATGAAACAAGACTTATTTACAGCAACCCTACAGGAGCTATATTTGCCTTAAAGAACATGGATTGGAAAGATAAAACTGAAATAGAAGGTCAATTTAAAAATGACACAAAAATAGACTTATCAAATATATCTGAATCAACTCTATTAAAAATTGCAAGTAACAACAGCAATAATAAAGAAAAATGATATCCTATCGAAAATAAATAGGACTGATCTTATAAAAGAAGCTAAGATAGAACTTGCACGCAGAAATTTCTGGCATTATTGCCAAATAAAATTCCCTACAGTTTATACAGAGTCAAGAGAATATCTTCGCACACTATGCAATGTTCTTAATAATGTTTATTATGGGCTCCCTTTGGATGATGGGAAGATATATAAAAAATTAGCTATTTCGTTACCTCCGCAACATTATAAAACAGTTACATTAGTAAATTGGTGCCAATGGATTTTGGGCAAAAGTACAAAAGAACGTATTATTGAATGTTCTTTTAATGACACAGCTGCAATGGATTTTTCAAAGTATGTTCGTGATGGAATATCAGAAGAAAGGAATACACAGGATCAAATAATTTATTCAGATATTTTTTCGGGTAGCTCCCTTAAATATGGTGATAAATCTAAAGGAAGATGGGCTTTAGACGGTGAATTTTTTAATTTCATCGGGGCCGGTATAGGAGGTTCAATAACAGGTAAAGGAGCCACTATAAGAATAGTAGATGACCCTGTTAAAGACTTGGCTATAGCATTAAACGACAATGAACTATTAAAACAATGGCAATGGTTTCTTGGTACATTTAGAAGTCGTAAAGACGCAAACACACCTGAACCTATTGAAATTATTAATCATACCCGTTGGTCAAAAAATGATTTATTGGGGAGGGTATTAGAAGCTGAAGCCGACTGGTATTATTTAAAAATGCCTGCGTATAACGAACAAATTGATATAATGTTATGTGAAGATTTTTTAAGTAGAGAACAATATTTTAGTAAAAGATCAACAGCATTAAAAGACCCTAATACAAAAATGGTTTTCCTGGCTAATTATCAACAATCAACAGTCGATGAGCAGGATTTATTATATCACCCTCAAATTTATACACAATTACCTAAAGACAATAACGGGAATTTATTAGCAGATTATATGGGCAACTATACTGATCCTGCTGATACTGGCAACTGTTATTTATGCTCAATCTCATATATAGTTTATCAAAATATTTATTATATCATTGATGTTGTTTATTCAAATGCGCCTGGGGAAATTACTGAAAAGTTAGTATCTAAAAGCATCTTTGACAACAAAATAACATCCGTATCAATAGAGGGTAATGGAGGCCAGCGCACCTATGGAAGAATGATAAAGAAGATATTGGAAGATGAATATAATTGGCAACCATCATTTAGATATCCTGTCACAACTACTAATAAAGACACACGAATAAACATAAATAGCTCTAAGATTAATCAATATTTTAGGTTTCCGGCAAATTGGATGGATAAGTGGCCGATATTCTATAAACATGTAACAGAATATAAACGAACAGGTAAGAATGAATTTAAAGACGCACCTGACGCATTAACAGGAGTATCAGAAAAAAGATTTGTATAGAGTAAATTTTTTTTGCATATTTACATTATTTTTATTAAGTCTTAATAAACGGTTATATGGCAATAAAAGATAAAATAATTGGGTTGTTTTCAAAAGAAGCTAAACAAGCCTACCTATATCAAAAATCACTATTAAATAATCAGGATGTCCAGAAATTCGGGAGTAATTATTTTTATCCTTTGTTTGGGATAGGCGGAATGGTTTCATGGTTGCAAAGGGATCATAAAACTATCATAACTGAAGGGTTTAATAAGACTGCCGACATGTACGCAATCATTAATTATATAGTTGAATCGGCTGTTAATGTACCATTTGGATTATATGAATATGATAACAAAGGAAATAAGAAGAAACTACCTGATGATCACAAATACATGGAGTTAATAAACTATCCTAATGAGTTAGATTCAGGCAAAGAATTAAGATCAAAATATTTAGCCTATTATTTAGTATTAGGAAATTCATTGTTAAATAAGGTGGCCCCAATAGGTTTTAAAGTACCTACACAGTTATATGTATTACCTCCACAACATATTGACATTTACACAACTGATAACACTTTTTATGGAGATTTCAGGACAAATGACATTAAAGCATATTGCCTTAATTTAGGGCAAAAAGTATGGTTCTCGCCCGACGAAATATGGCATAAAAGAAAGATTAATCTTGAATTTGAAAACGGTAAATATTTAATAGGACTAGCCCCGTTTCTTCCTGGTAACCGTACTATGACTTCTTTAAAATATAATGATGAGGCTAAAGCAGGTATAATGAAAAATCATGGCGCCGGCGGTATTTTAACTAACGACTCAGATCAAATAGAATTGGGTAAGCCTGATATTGAGGCAATAAAAGAAGATTATAAAAAAGCGTATGGATTTTCATATGACCAGGACAAAATTATAATTACGGCTGCTAAAATGAAATGGCAGCAAATGGCATTACCTATTGATAAACTTCAATTGATTGAGAATGCTAAAGAAGATTACAGAAGGTTTTGCAGGTTGTTAAATTTTTCATCAGTATTATTAGGTGATGACGGATCTACAGCTTACAATAATATTCAATCGGCTGAAAAAAGATTTTATAGAGATAATCTAAAACCTTTGATAAACGAATGTTATGCAGACTTGACAGAGTTTATTATAGGTAAGAAATCTAAAATACGATATGAAGCTGAATGGCATAAGGTTGAGGCTTTACAGGATGACTTAAAAGAAAAATCACAGCGATTGGCATGGGAATTTGACAGGGGTATATTAACTAGGTTAAAATATCAACAACAAATGGGGTATGAATATGAAGAAAACCCAGCTTTAGACGAATATTATATATCATCAACTTTAAATGTTATAGACACTGGCGACGAGGATGATGTGGAAAAAAATGAAAGGGCGCAACAAATAAAAATGGAATCTCAGGCATCTTTAAGAGGTACTGTTGGAGGTGTTGAAGGATTATTAAGTATACAAAATAGCGTTGCTAATAAGATAACAGAATATTCTGCGGGAGTGGCAATGTTGGTAGAAATCTATGGATTCGATGAAGAAACGGCAAAACGTGTTCTTGGCTCGGAAAAGAAACAACAACCTAATACCAATCAACAAGTAAATGAAACACAAAATATTCAAGATAATCAACATGAACAACCCAAAGTTTAAAAATTAATTTGCATTGACTTATTATTTTTTTTATTTTTACAGTAATTTAGATTAAGTCTTAATAAAAATAGCGAAATGAATTTATCCGGTAAAATGACCGAATGTATGCAAATATCAGTAGGGAAGAAAACTGGTTATGTTTGTTCAAAATGTAACTCGGGTATTCTATTGAAATGCATTGAACTGGCTAAATTGGATAATAAAATACTTTCATTTCAAGATAAACTGAAAAACATTAATAAGAAAACATTAATAATTAATTGATATGCCTATACCTAAGCCAAATGTAAACGAATCACAGGAAAATTACATGAAAAGATGTATAAGTTTTCTTGTTAACGAAGGTACTGAACAGGAGCAGGCAGTAGCCATTTGCAATACACAATGGGATGACAGGAATGAAGATGAAAACGATGACAAATCGTTTATTGATCTATTAACAATAAAATCAAACAAAGAGTTTACCGTTACAAATTACGAAATAAAAAATGAAATTATTGATATTGAAACACAGAATAAAACTGTTGATATTGTCCTGAATACCTACTTATTCATGGATCACGAAGACGACGTATTATTACCAGGTTGTTCTGCTAAGTCAATAAAAGAAAATGGCCCTGAAAACAATAGCAAAAATCCTAAGATAAAATTTTGTAAAGATCACGTAATGACGGTCGACTCCCCTGGCAAATTTTTAATATTAAAAGAAGAAAAAATAAACAATGAAGAAAAATTATGGGCAAGGGCTGAATTTGTTAATGATGATATTGGCATGGGTTTATATGAGCGTTATTTAAAAGAAATGATAGACCAGCATTCTATAGGGTTTTTATATGGCAAAATATTATTAGCGAGTAAAGATAAACAACAGGGATTTGATTATAACACACAAGATAATTATCATAAATATATTGAAAAATTATTAAATCCTGAAAAAGCAGATAAAACAGGGTATTTTTTCTTAGTACCTGAAATAAAATTAATAGAAGGTTCTGCTGTTCCCTGGGGTTGTAATGAAAAAACAGAGGTATTAAGCGTAAAATCTTTGGAAGGGAAAAAGACTAACCTGCTATATAGGATGTCAATATTACAGAAATCTCTGTTTAATAGTAAGTCTGAAGAGTTTCGTTATTACGCTAACTTAGAAATAGCACACATTAAAAATGAAATCGAAAATATTCTAAATATAATTTACGAGCCGTCAATAAAATCCACTCTATTTAAAAAGATAGAGCCGGAGAAAATAGACACTCCTAAAGGTATAGATTATAATTATATTATTAATAAAATTTAATACATCTTAAAAATGGCAAATGAACTTGAAGATAAGTTGATTGAAACGATCAAGCAAAAGAGTGAAGATGCAAAAAAAGAAATGCAGTCTATTGTAGATCAAATGAAATCAACAATAATTACGGACGGTCAATTCAAAGAATTTCAATCGTCTATTGATAAAAAACTCGAACCTATCAATGCTTTTATCAAAGAATTAACTGATAAAGGCATGAATGATGAGCTTAATTCATTAAAATCTGAATTTAATGATATCCTTAAAAAACAAGGCGAGGAAATCACTAAATTAAAAGGGAATCACAATCCTATGCAAACTCAATCTGATTCATTAGGTAAGAAATTGCTTAATATATTAGAGAATGATAAAGATATTAAGGAAGATTTGAAATTTAATATCTTTGAAGAAAAAAACGATCCTGATACTGGAAACAAAGTAAAAGGATTTAGTAGGGCTGCCTTAGCACATTTAAAAAATGGTGGGAAAATATCTGTTAAAGCTGCTATAGATATGACAACAGCATTAACAGCAAGA